TTATATCATTTGTGATGTTTTGTAGTTTAGGCAATAATGGTTCAATTAACTCGCTTATATCTTCGAACATTGAGTAGTAAGGTTTTCTTTTAACTGCTTTTAGGAATTGCTCAGTTTTACCTTCTCCCAATATCAAGTCCATTGCTTTTATTTCTTTTTCATAAAACTCTTTATATGCATTTAATTTTTGTTGTTCTTTCCAACTTAATAAACCACCTGTTTGTCTATCTTCTTTTTTATCTATGATAATCATTTGGTTGTTTACCCATTGCACATTTTTTTTATGTTCAAAAGCACTTTGATTAATTCTTAATGGTAACTCTATATCTTCCATATCAAATTCAAATGTAAAATCAGTTATATTTCCATCTTCATCATATAAGGGTTCTTTTAAAACATTATTCTTTTTTATTTGTATCATAATTTTTCCTTTCTTATTAAAAAGAGTGAGAGTTTTTCCTCCCACCCTTTAAGGTTTTTTATAAACTTGTTGTTGGAGTAAATGTAGGTACACCACCAGCAATTGCAACTGTTCCTTCAGTAGGGTCACCATTGAAATATATTGTATATTCAATTTCTTCACCACTATATGAATTAATAGCTATTAAGCAATTGCTCATTTTTCCTGGGTAACTTCCACCTGTTCCATTCCAAGTATCTACTTCTAAAATATTTGAAGTATAATTTAATTTATCACGACCTGCTTCAATAAATTCAAATTCAGGGTCGCCTTTATAACATCTTTGTGTAACACTTAATTGTTTTTGGTTAGAAGTATGTTCATTTCTAGCACTATCTTCGATAATCCATTGTTCAGTTTCGATTTGTGGGTTAAATTCAACAGATGCTTCACTAATTCCAATACCTATAACTTTCCAACTTCTTGATTGTCCACTAGGTGTTATATCTAAAAACTTTTGATATTGACTTCTTTTGATTTTTTCAATATCACTAGGTATTAAAGCCATTATTATTCCTCCTTTTTAGGTTTTTCTAGTTCCCTTTTTATAAGAACTAAATCTTTATATGTAAGAGGTTCAATAAAACCTTTTTCATTTAATTTTACAATTTCTTCATAAGTAAAATCTTTAAGTTCATCACCTTTTATAAATTCACCTTTATTACTTGTAAAATCAATTTTTGCTATTATTTTCATAAGTTTTACACCTCCTATTTTCTATATGTTATTTGAATTTGTATATCAAATTCTGCTGTGTTTGTTGTAGCATTATTAAGTGTTCCACAATTTAAACACTCAATACTTTCTATTCCAACTATATCAGGCAATATGCCTTCATCATTATTAGATTTAATTGTATTTTCAAAATCTTCAAAAAAACCTATATTATTTAAATTATTAATAGTATCTTGAGAATAAGCTAATCTGCTTCTAAAAGAATATACATCTTTATAAATCACATTTCCTGTGATCCACTCTTCAACTTGACTATCAGTTGGAATTTTATCAAGTGAATAATTATTTATATCATTTGAAAGCATATTTGCATTTATTTGGTATTTATTGTTATGGGTAAGAGTATCAATAATATCAAATAAATATTCTCTTAACTTTCCTATTCTATAATCCATTATTTCCTCCTTGCATATTCTTCAATTTCTTTAATTACATCTAGTCCTTCTGCTGTCCACATTTTTTTGTCCCAATATGATGTAGCAAGTGGATGGTAATTTCTATTTCTATTGCCTTCGTTTATAACGTGGCTACCATCATTCCTTTGACCATAATATTGGTATTGTGCATAAGGTTGGTCATAGTGTATTTCATTACCTATAACATAGTATTTTGCTAAATTTCCTTCATCAAATGGAACATATTTGTCCATATGTCTAGCACAATTATTAACTGCAAATTTACTTATTTTGCCATTAGGCATTAAACCTAAATTAATTTTTATTTCATTAACAGGTTTTATTTTAACTGACATTATTTTCCACCTATATGTATATGTGGTCTACTACCAAATGTATTATTATTAAGACTTACTATGTTATATGTTTGATAATCAACTAAATCTTGTTGAGTTTGTATATTTTGTGATAGGGTGCCTTGTACGACAATATCACCTATTGAGAAGTTTCCAAAATCTAGTCCATCATTTTTAGAATAAGGTATTCTAATTTGAACATCATTGGCATCAACATAACCTTCGTTTATTCCAGCACCCTTACCACCATAAAACCAAACATTTTCATAGATATATTTTGTCCATGTTTCAAGTCTAGTTTCTTCATCAATCCCTTTATGATAAATAGTTAAGCTCGAATTTGTTATCATTCAACACCTACATATAATAAATGTTCATCATCATATATAACTCCTAACAAGTAAGTTTTAATAATATCATTAAGTTCATCACTTTTTGATTTAACAATTTCACTTACTTGATTTGGTGTCATATAATTAACTGAATAACCATCTATACTTTCACTAGCAACATTATTGCCACTAGCAGTATTCATTGAATTGTTATAACTTTCTATACTATTTATCATTGCATATTCGCATAGTTTAACAGTTTGAGGTATCTCTTCACTATCAACTAATCTATTTTGAGTTTTTATATCAATTTTTCTTCTTGCTTCAAATTCTAATAAATTAAAAGGCATTAGGTCTAAAGTGCCACCTAGCCCTTGATATTCAGCGTATGTTAGGTATTGTCCACTAAATTCCATAAATGCCTCCTTCTTTTATATTATAAACTTGCTGGTGTTCCATTATAGATGATTAGGTCAGGCATTACTGCTTTAGTTCCTTTGTATGCAAATAAACCAAATGCTGTTGCATCACTTAAATCAATCTTTGTTGGATTATAAATTGAAGTCATAACTGGTTGAGCAACTGCTCCTTTAACCATAACTACATAATTAATTCCTTCAGGTAAGAATACATTTGAGAATACGCTTACATTGTTAAATACGCCTTCTTCATAATTTCTTACTTGTCCTAAATCGTTAGAGTTAGAAATTGAATTAATTTTGTTTCTTAATCTTCCATAATATGCTGGAGCCATAATAACTTCTATCATATTTCTTGGTACACCATTAACAAAACTATTTTTAGTAGTTTCAACTTTTTGAATTGCTTCTTCAATCTCATCTTCAATTGATGGTGAACCTGTTGCTGTAAATGAAGTTCCTTCAGCAACTGCTTCAGCAAAGAATTTAGTATCTAATTCTACTGCTAATGCATCTTGATGATTTCTAGTTCTTCTTTCAATAAGACCAGCAACTCCATAAGTTCTTAAATCTTTTTCTTCTACTTCTTCGATATATTCAGTATTATCGTTTAATGCAATAACAACTGGTTGAGCTTGTACATAATCTCCTTTTCCAGCAGTTCTTGCTGTTCCATAAGCCTTTCCTACTTTGTTAGCAAATCTTTTTGCTTCAACAGTTCCTGATGTAGGGTCACCACTTAAATCAGTATTTTTTAATCTTGATGCTAAAGTAACGTGTTGTAAGTTATCAATAACTTTTCCATATTCTTCAGCTAATTTGTCCTTACCTGTAGTAGTAAGTTCAATGCTTAATGCATCTAATCTTGCCATTTTTAAATCTCTCCTTTTCTTTTACCATAATAATGGTATATCTTTTGTATTATTGTCTTGTTCACTATCTCCCATACTAGGCATATCTTTTACTTGATTTGGGTTAGTAAAAATATCAGTTTTATCTTTTGTTAATTCATCAAATAAATCTTGAATACCTTTACCTTTGTTTTCAGGTTTGTTTAATCCTGCCTTAATATCATTTAAAAGACCACTTCTTGCATATTCGCTAGTGAATGTTTTGCCTTCGAATAAAGCATTAATATTATCAGTTAATATTTTGTCTTCTTCTTCAGCTTTTTTCTTTGCTTCTTGTTCTTTAATTGAAGTTTGCAACTCTTCATATTTTAGTTTCCAATCTGCATTGTCTTTAGAACTTTCGTTGAACTCGTTAATTTTAGTTTCATAAGTAGTAATTTTTTCTTCTAATTCCTTTTTGTCATTAGTAAGTGTTTCTACTTCCTTATCTTTTTTTGCTATTGCTTTACCATATAAAGCCATAACCTTTTCAATTTGTTCTTCATCTAAAAAGTCTAAATTCTCTCTTTTCATTTAATATCTTCTCCTATCGTTAATTTTTACGAGCCACGAACTCGTGAAAGTTGATATTTAAAGCCTTTTTTGGCTTTGCAACTTAAGTTTAAATTATTGGAAATAGAATTACAAATTATCGTATTTTAAAGCAATTAAAAAGAACCATTTAGGTTCTTAATTAACTTTATTATATTTTTTTAAATTGTCTTTAGGTTTTAAAAGTTGCAAATTAGTATAATGGCATAATTTAATAATTTCTTCTTCATTATGTGCAGTAGATAAAGGAATTATATGGTCAATATGTACTGGTTCTATCTCATTCCACTCA